CAGCGTCAAAACTTACCCGTTTAAAAACCTATCGACCAGCATCATTTCGCCAGACATGGAAATTTTAATGTCCCAGAGAACTACAAAAGACTTTACCCCCGGTCAGTTGCGGACGGCTATCTCCCAGCTCATGTACAAGGACGAGTTCCAGAAACAAGGCTTTCCGGTCTATGAGGATGCGTTAGAGGCTTTTGTTGACCCAAGGCTACAAAAGGGATTTATGGGGCAGACCATTTTTGAGGCAATCCCCGGACGAGAAATCCAAATTCCCTCTTACACGCACCAATCCTACTCAGCCGGTATCCCCGGAAGATATCTGGGCGGCTTACAGGCACAAAGCGGTAACCTTGGAGCCCCTGCGGAACTGTTATTCCCCCAGTTATTCGCTAAGAACCGAGCTGCGGGTAAATCGGATGACGCAACCTTTTCCTCAATGCTCAAGTCCCACCAAGGGGAAAAGTTTACTGAGGAAGCCCTAGACCCTTTGATGCAGTTTTTATATTCTCGATAACGCGGATTAAGAACCTATGTTCAACTGCCAGCTCATTGATGACATCAGTTACAAATTTCAACTTTTGTGCGTGACTCATCTCTAGGTAAGTCTTATCCCATTTAAGGTAACCGTCCCGTGAATCATCCTCAATCCCACAATAAGCTACAATTTTTTTAGCCATAGTTATTCTCCTAATAGAACAAACAGGTTACTACAAAAAGGTTGCAAGTACAACACAAACAGTTCACAATCTTAATTCCGTGTTAGGAACTTATAGATTGAGTTAATCAATATGGCCGCACCGATAGGTAATACAAATGCTGTAAAGGGGAAGATGTTCCATGATGCTTTGCGAAAAGCGTTAGTACAGAACCCTCAGAGACTACCAAGGATAGTTGAGTCCCTCTTGACTCAGGCAGAGCTGGGAGAGGCTTGGGCTGTCAAGGAAGTCATAGACAGGCTAGACGGCAAGGCGATCCAGATTAACCAGATGGAGAACGCTGACGGCTCACCTATACTGAACGCCATACAGGTCACGTTCATTAAACCGCCAGAAACCATAGATGTCTGACCGCGAGCTGCTGGAACAGGCGGTAGCCAAGGCAGAGTTCCCGGTAAAACTTGCGTGCCTCTTTGAGGCCAAAAGGTATAAGGTTCTTTACGGAGGCCGAGGGGGAGCTAAGTCTTGGGGAGTAGCCAGAGCCCTACTAATCAAGGGAGCCAAAGACCCACTACGAATCCTCTGCGCCCGTGAGTTTCAGGTATCCATTAAGGATTCAGTCCATAAGCTCCTAGCCGACCAGATTGAGCAGTTGGGCTTATCTGAGTTCTACGAGGTAACGAACATTTCGGTCAAGGGCAAGAACGGAACCGAGTTCTTTTTTGCGGGACTAAAGAACAACATCATGTCTATCAAGTCCTTTGAGGGCGTAGACATCTGCTGGTGCGAGGAAGCCCAGACCATCTCCAAGACTAGCTGGAACGTCCTGATCCCAACCATCCGTAGGGACAACTCCGAGATATGGATCACCTTTAACCCAGAACTAGAGACTGACGAAACCTACCAGCGTTTTGTCATAAGCCCGCCTGAGAACGCGATAGTCCAAAAGATTACTTGGCGCGATAACCCGTGGTTCCCCCAAACCCTGCGGGAGGAAAAAGAGAACCTAGAGATCCACGACCACAACGCCTACTTGAACGTCTGGGAAGGCTTATGTCGTAGGACAGTAGACGGCGCAGTTTTTGCTCAAGAGATGAACATGGCAGAGATGGACGGTCGGATCACTAAAGTCCCCTATGACGCTATCAAGCCCGTCCACGCGGTATTCGACTTAGGCTGGGCAGATAACACGGCTATTTGGTTCATCCAGTTTATAGGCTTTGAGATCCGGTTGATCCGCTACCTTGAGGACAACCAAAAGACCATGAGCTACTACTTGGCCCAGCTTCAATCCTTGGGCTACGTTTACGACACCATTTGGCTACCCCATGACGCGGAGAACACAACCTTGGCGGCTGCTGGTAGGTCGATTGCGGACATAGTCAGGGGAGCAAACTACAAGGTTCAGATCCTACCCAGAGTACCGGTCACGGACTCAATCAACGCGGCCCGCACGATTTTCCAAAAGTGTTACTTTGATAAAGAAAATTGCTATCAGGGGCTACAATGTCTGAGGCACTATCGGTATGATGTTGATCCAGATACGAAACAGTTCTCGAAATCGCCTCTGCACGACATCTATTCTCATGGTGCGGATGCGTTTCGGTACATTGGATTGGTGGTAAACGAACCCCGGAAGGCAGGGCCAAAGAAGCCGGTCTACCAAATTCCGGGCTCATGGATGGGCTAAAACATGGCAAAAGTAGACGTTCCGAGTGCTATCCCTGCGGATTCCCGCATACAGGAAGCCATAGACTTTCTTAAGTTCTCTAACGAGGCCGACACCGAGAACCGGCAAAAGGGTCTCGATGACCTAAAGTTTTCCTCTGGTGACCAATGGCCCATTGAGGTTCAGAACTCCCGCCACCTTGAGGCCAGACCCTGTCTGACCATCAATAAGCTAGACGCTTACGTTAGACAGATAGTCAACCAGATGCGTCAGGGCCGCCCCCGGATGCGGGCTCACTCCATGAACTCCGAGGCCAATGCAAAGGTTGCGGATGTCATCACCGGGATCTTCAAGCATATAGAAGTCAACTCAGACGCAGACACTGCCTACGATACCGCCGGTGAGTACGCGGTGCGGATTGGCTGGGGCTACTGGCGGGTCATTACTGACTACGTCCGTGAAGATTCCTTTGATCAGGAAATCTACATCCGTCCTATCGACAACCCGTTCTCGGTCTACTTTGACCCCAACTCCATCCAGCCTGACGGCTCAGACGCTGAGAAGGTCTTGATTACTACCCTGATGTCTAAGGATGACTTCAAGATCCAGTACCCCGGAGCCGATGACGGCGGTGACTTCAACCAGCGCGGAACGGGTGACTTTGACCCTGATTGGGTACAAAAAGAGGACATTCGCGTAGCCGAGTATTTCTACGTTGAGCGCAAAAAGACCAAGTTACTGCTCCTGTCTGACGGGACAAAGGTTTACAAGGACGAGGCCCCAAGCCCTGAGATCCTAGCTGCGGCAGGGATTATGGTGGTGGGCGAGCGCGAGACCATGCGTAAGCAGATCAAGTGGTGCAAGCTCACAGGACTAGAGATCCTTGAGGAGCGCGATTGGTCAGGGCGTTACATCCCCGTGGTTCCGGTCTACGGTCAGCAGCTCACGGTTGAGGACAAGCGCAAGAAGTACGGCTTGGTGCGAAACGCCAAAGACGCACAGCGTATGTACAACTACTGGCAGACCAGCTTGACCGAGAGTATCGCTCTGGCTCCCAAGGCCAAGTGGCTCCTTGCGGAAGGTCAGGACGAAGGCCATGAGAACGAGTGGGCGCAAGCTAACATCAAGTCCATGCCGGTCTTGCGCTACAAGCAGACAGACATCAATGGAAAAGAAGCTCCAGCTCCTCAGCGTCTCCAGCCAGAGCCACCGCCCGCCGGGGTTATTGCGGCTGCGATGTCTATCGATAAGGACTTACAGTCAGTAGTCGGTATTTTTGATCCGTCCCAGTTGCCCCAAGGCAATATGTCTGGCAAGGCCATCCGTGGTCAGCAGATGCAACAGGACATGACCAACTTCCACTACTACGACAACCTTGTGCGGTCTATGAAGCACACGGGTCGAATCATCCTAGACCTGATACCCAAGATTTACGACCGAGAGCGAGTTCTGCGGATCATTGGCTACGATGGGCAACCCGAAATGGTTACCTTGAACCAACGGACTCAGGACGAGATGGGCGTGGAAAAGGTTCTTAATGACGTAACCGTTGGCGAATACGATGTCTACATGGACACCGGCCCCGGCTACCAAAGTAAGCGTCAAGAGGCTGTCGAGGCCATGATGCCCATGATCTCTACCAATCAGGAACTCTTTAACCTTGCGGGTGACTTGGTGTTCCGCAACATGGACTTTCCGGGGGCTGAGGTCATTGCCGACCGTCTGGCGGCTAACAACCCGCTGGCCCAGATTGACGATAAGTCCGAAATCCCGCCACAGATTCAGATGCAGCTCATGCAAGCCCAGAAGCAGATTGCCGATATGCAACAGATGATTGCGGCTATGGAGCTTGAGAAGCAGTACCGAAGTGACGTTGAGATGCTGAGACAGGATGGCGAGACCAAGAGGAAGCTCATGGATGTCACCTCGCGGGCGTACAACACCGACACCATCAACGAGGCCAAGGTCAACCAGCAGATCCTCAACTCTCAGGCCAATCAGAATAAGGCCGAGCTCGATGCGGTGACCAAGATGCTCTTGAAGCGGATGGACATTGGCGAGCTACGTCAGGTCATAGCCGAGAAGGATGCGGAACAGGCTCAAGTAGCCGCGTTTGCGGAAGCTGAAGTCAATCAGTCATCGAACCCGTTCTTGCAACAGGAGCAACAAATAGCAAATAGTTGACAACTATTGGGAAACAGTTTGTAATACGAATTACCTACCAATGGGTTCATTGGGTTTATTCTTGGAGTAATCCATGTCCGAAGCAGCACCAGAGGCCCGGAAACAGGCTTCAACAGTTGTAACGAGTGAGAATTTAGCTGAGTTTTCGTTAGCAAAATTAGGTTTAGCGTCAGATGGAACTCCCATTGAGGCCGCACCAGCGGAGCCGGTGGTTGAGACCGAGGCGAGTGAACCAAGCGAAACCGAGGCTGCGACAGGTGAAAAGAAGCAAAACCCAAAACTTGAGAAGCGGTTTTCAGAACTGACTAAGCAGCGTGAAGCGGCCCGCCAAGAAGCGGATCGTGAGCGCCAAGCCCGTCAAGAGCTGGAGAATCGGATCAAGGAGCTGGAGACTAAGGCTAACCCTGCGAGAGCAGAACCGGCAGATCCAGACCCCAAACCCGATCCAAGCCAGTTTAATGATGCGCTGGAATATGCTGAAGCTCTGGCTGAGTGGACTACGGATAAGAAGTTGCGGGAGCGTGATGAACAAGAGATGTCTAGGCGGGCGCAAGAAGAACAGAGCCGTAAACAAGTCGAGTTCCAAAAGCGCGTAGAAACTGCAAAGGCAAATCTGCCGGATTACGAGGACACAATCGCGGCTGCTGGGGACATACCAGTTAGCGCACCGGTTGGGGAATCAATTGTCGATAGTGAGTTTGGGCCTGAAATCCTTTACTACCTAGCCGACAACCCGGACTACGCACGTTCCCTTGCGGACAAGTCATTGACCGCGCAACTACGCGAGATTGGGAAGTTGGAGGCAAAGTTTGAAAAGACTGCGAATCCTAGCAAAAAGGAACCTGTGGCTAAGAAATCGAACGCCCCTGCGCCGATTTCGCCTATCAAGGCAAGCAGTAGCGCCGTGGAAACTGGTTTGGATTCAGACCGAGCGTTTCATGGAACCTACCAGCAATGGAAGGCTGCTCGCCTTGCGGGGAAGATTCGGTAATAGGGCAACCTTAACCTTTTTGGAGAATTAAAAATGGCAAATAATTTGCTAACCATCTCCATGATCACCAACGAGGCGTTGATGGTCTTGGAAAACGAACTTACGTTCACGGCCCGCGTTGACCGTTCTTATGACGAGCAATTTGCGGTTACTGGCGCTAAGATTGGTAACACCGTAAACGTACGCCGTCCCGGTCGTTTTATCGGTACTACTGGCCCTGCGCTTAACGTAGAGGACTTTAACGAGACATCCGTCCCCGTTACCCTCTCAACCCAGTTCCACGTTGATACCCAGTTCACCACACAGGATCTGGCTCTGTCGTTGGATATGTTCTCTGACCGCGTTCTGAAGCCCGCAATCGCTGCTATCGCCAACAAAATGGACTTTGATGGCACGACAATGGCTACGGACAACACCGCTAACACGGTGGGTACGGCTGGTACAGTTCCCTCTGACATCGCTACGTTCTTGACCGCACAGGCTTATCTGGACGGTGAAGGCTCACCCCGTGATGGCAAGCGTTCTTGCGTTGTTGACCCCTTTACCGGTGCGTCAATCGTTGGCTCGCTCAAGGGTCTCTTTAACCCACAAGGCACTATCTCTGGTCAGTACGAGAAGGGCATGATGGGCAAAGACACCATTGGTATGAACTGGTACATGGATCAGAACATTGTGTCGCACACATACGGTTCTTATGCCACGGCAACCCTTTCGACCAACACCAGCACCTTTACCGGCTCGCTGACAACTGGTTGGGCTTCTACATCCACGATCACAATCTCTGCTGCTACCGCTAACGCTGGCTTAAAGCAAGGCGATACCATCCAGATTGCTGGCGTGTTTGCAGTCAACCCACAGAACCGTCAGCCATACGGCGGTAATGTTCTGCGTAACTTTGTCGTGACCGCTGACGTAACGATTACTTCCGGTGGCTCTGCCTCCGTGATCGTTTCGCCCGCCATCATCACGGCTGGTCAGTTCCAAAACGTATCCGTTCTTTCGACCTCCTCGACCGCAGTTGTCACGCCGTTCGATAAGACCGGTAAAGTCAGCCCGCAGAACTTGGTGTTCCACAAGAACGCGTTCACGTTAGCGACTGCCGACCTTGAGTTGCCAGACGGTGTTCACTTTGCCGGTCGTGCGAGCGACAAGCAGTTGGGTCTCTCAATCCGCGTTGTTCGTCAATACACGATCAACAACGACTCGATCCCCACCCGCTTAGACGTTCTCTACGGTTGGGCTCCCCTCTACCCCGAACTCGCTTGCCGAGTTGCGGCTTAATTAGAAAAGGAACCTAAATCATGTCAAATCCCGGCGCAGCAAGTACCCAAACGACCAATTACCTATTTAACGGTAACGCCTCTGACGGTGTCCTATTGGGCATCGTTGGTGGCAAGGTTGGTTTTTATGGCGAGACCCCTGTGGTTCAAGCCGGTGCTATCACCGCGTTAGTGTCAACGACAGCTACAACCGCTGACGTTTGCGCCCGCGTCAATAGCATCATTACTGCATTGCAAAACATTGGCATTACCGCCTAAGATGTTTTGAAGCTACGGAGAAGCCGCCCTCAAAAGGGGTGGCTTTTCTTATTTTTAGGAATCGCATGAAGCACATAATGTTGGCAATGCCCGCCTACACAGGCGTGGTTCACATGGGAACAATGCGCTCCCTAATGACGGACTGCATCACCCTGATTAAGCGTGGTGACCGGTTCTCATTCGTGGATGACGTAGGTAACGCCCTAATTGCAGATTGCAGAGGCGTAATAACAACCAATTTCTACCACTCCGATTGCGATGAGCTGGTCTTTATTGACTCAGACGTTGCGTGGGAGGCGGGCGCTTTATGTAAGCTAATCGACCACCCGGTAGACTTTGTGGCTGGGGCGTACCCTGCAAGGGTTGATCCGCTAAAGTTCAATATCGGCTGGATTGAGGAACGAAAGTACCTTGAAGCTGACCCAAAAACAGGACTTTTAGAGGTGGATCGCGTTCCCACGGGCTTTTTGAAAATCACAAAAAATTGCGTAGCCAAGATGATTGAGGCGTATCCAGATACGTTTTATCACGATGCCGCAGTTAACAACCAGTTCTACCCCTTGTTTGAATCGTTTATTGACCCTGAAAAGAAGTGGAAGTACGGGGAGGACTTTTCGTTCTGTAAGCGGTGGAGAGAGATAGGCGGTCAGGTCTGGTTAGACCCAGAAATCAACATGGGTCACATAGGCAATAAAATCTTTGAAGGACATATTGGAAATTGGCTTAAAAGTAGGATAATTTCACAACCAACATCTGAGGTGAACCATGAACCAAATCAAAATTCTTAGCGCAACCTATGCGTTGGATCTCACAACTTCTGCGTCCTCTGCGCTCCAAATCGTTCCCAACACCCCAACCCGCGCCTACCGCGTGGCTTTGTTGAACACCGGGACGGGTAGAGCTGCCGTGACCTTTGGCACGACTTCAAGCAATATGGACACCCCCGCGATTGCGTCTACGGGTAATGCTGGCTCGCTAGTTTTACCGGCAAATATGATCTACCCAATGATTATTGATTGCGGAGCCCCAAATCTGTACATCAAGGGCATCTCATCAGGCACTAACACCTTATACATTACGTTGGTGGCTACCGAATAAGGATTCACCATGTCTAACCAGACCGCTAATACCCAAACGACCAACATCGTTTCGGTTCAGGGGACTTTTGAGCCCCTGTACCCGTACAACATTATTTCGTTCATCGGGCCAGCGGGACTGCCGTTTTATGCCCCGACTAACCCCAATTTGGACGGGGTGACGATTACCAATAGTACGATCAACAGTACAACTATTGGTGTCACAACCCCTGCGGCAGGTGCGTTTACCACGGCTAGCGCAACTAACCAGCCGGTCAGCAACAACGACCTGACAACCAAGCTGTACGTTGACTCCCTTGCATTGGGAATCTCTTGGAAGCAACCGGTAGTAGCGGCAACGACTGCAAATATTACGCTCTCAGGCGCTCAGACCATTGACACCGTAGCGGTAGTGGCTGGAGACAGGGTTTTAGTTAAAAACCAAACAAATGCTTACGATAACGGCATTTATGTAGCCGCAAGTGGTGCTTGGGCAAGGTCTGCTGACGCTAACGCATGGGACGAGCTGGTCTCTGCCTTAGTCTTTGTGACTGAGGGCGGTCTGGCTGGGTCGGCTTGGTATTGCACCGCACAACCCGGAGGCACTCTTGGCGTAACTGCGGTCAACTGGAATAACTTCTCTGTCGGTGGCGTTTACTTTGCTGGCACAGGGCTAACCCTGACCACGGGTGACACATTTAACATAGCAAATACCGCAGTCACCCCTGCATCTTATGGTTCGGGCTCTGCCGTAGCCACATTTACCGTAAACCAGCAAGGCCAACTGACGGCGGCAAGCAACACCAATATCGCTATTGCGGCCTCCCAAATTACGTCTGGAACCATTGATTCTGCGCGGATTTCTGGCTCATACACAGGCATTACGGCGGTCGGAACCCTATCAGGTCTGACGGTCAGCGCAACAATTACGGGGTCAATTTCAGGTAACGCTGCGACTGCTACCACGGCAACGACTGCGACTACCGCTACAACGGCTACAAACCTTGCTGGCGGGGTTTCTGGGAATGTCCCATACCAAACAGGCGCAGGGGCTACAACTTTCCTTGCAACGGGCTCTAATGGTCAGGTATTGACCTTGGCTTCTGGTGTTCCGTCATGGGCAACGCCTACCACAGGCACAGTAACTAGCGTAGGAACTGCGGGAACGGTAAACGGATTGACTTTGACCGGTGGCCCAATTACAGGCTCTGGAACCATCACTTTAGGTGGAACGCTAGACCTATCTTCCCCGCCGACTATCGGAAACACGACCGCAAACACTATTTCTGGCACGACCATTACGGCAACGACCAAGTTTGTTGGCCCGTATTTTGACGCTGCAACATCGGCTGGCGGTGCATTGCGAAACGCTTCTGGCGTAGCCCAGCTTCAATGGGGTGGTGGCGGTGGCAACAATGTGAGCCTAGATGTCTCCACAAATATGAACGGGACTAACGCCCAGATTGATATTAGTCCCACGGGGACGGGTCACGTTCATATCAAGCCTACGGGTGCTGGATCGATAGAGGTTGCGCCAACGAGCTTGGGAACGATCAATAACATGAGTATTGGTCAGACCACGGCTGCGGCTGGATCGTTTACCAACCTTGGGGTGAGTGGCACGATTTCTTTGGTTGGATCAACAGGGACTGCGGGCTATGTCCTAACCTCTAACGGTGCGTCAGCTCCAACTTGGCAAGCTAACGCTAACGGCGTGACCATCACGGATGACACCACAACCAACGCAACCCGTTACATAACATTTAGTGAACTGACTACGGGTACGGAAGCAACGCTAGACGTATCGTCTACCAAGCTCCAATTTAACCCAAGCACAGGTGCGCTCACGGCTACAAGTTTGACCCCAACCAATGCGCTTGGAACTGCTTACGGTGGAACGGGACTGACATCTCTCGGAACTGGTGTAGCAACTTGGCTTGGAACCCCGTCATCTGCAAATCTGGCTGCGGCGGTAACAGACGAGACGGGAACTGGCGCATTAGTCTTTGCTAACACCCCGACCTTGGTAACTCCTGTACTTGGAACGCCTACATCTGGAACTTTGAGTGCTTGTACGGTTGACGGAACTAATGCGGTTGGATACAAGAACATTCCGCAGTCAGGGTCAGACAAGACAACCTCATACACCCTAGCTTTGGGTGACATTGGTGAGTTTGTTGGCGTAGGGTCGGGCGGGTCAATCACAATTCCTGACGCAACTTTTGCGGCCGGGGATGCGGTATCAATCTTCAATAACACGACCGGCAACATCACGATTACCTGTTCGATCACAACCGCCTATATTGCTGGAACTGACACAGATAAGGCTACCGTAACCCTATCAACTAGGGGTGTCTGTACCGTCTTATTTATCTCTGGAACCGTCTGTGTAATCACAGGGAACGTGTCCTAAATGACGGGCATCTTTCAGATTCTTCTTGCGTCTGGGTCGCCGACTATCCTTGCTGACTTCTTGGTGATTGCCGGAGGTGGTGGTTCATTGAGTGGAGCAGGTGCTGGTGGTGGTGGCGCTGGTGGTTA